GAACGCGTATCACGTTTGTTGATTTCACTCTAAATCCTGCGTACACTGAATCAAAATTAAAAAAAGCAAAACTTGAAGTGCCTGAAGACTTTTTCAAGCCTTTTTGAGTGTTTTAAAATTTCATTAGCTAAAAATTCATGACCATCTTCGTTGAAATGAAATGCGTCATTCTCCAGAGGGAATCGGCTACACAATTCTCTCCAATTATGTGCTATACAATTTACAGTATCACCTTGTGAAAGCAATTCTGTAAAATCTACGCATATGTAAGGTATATTTTTACTGTTCAATAAGTTGAATGCACCAAGTAACATAAATCTATCTTGATCTTTTTTAAGATGTTCATTAGTATACATTGAATGGTATTCAAAAATATTGATATATCTTTTGTCATACATAAACCTATCAGGTAAACTTATGAGGGGAATTGAAACAATATTTTCTGTATAGCCCTCGTACTTAAAATAATTAAAATCATTTATATTTGGCTGTGCATTGAGTTTTTTTTCTGGAAAAGAAAAGTCAATTCTTAACGCTGTTGTTGTACCTATTATAACAAAAGACGGATCTAACGTTATGGCGTGTTCAATTTGTTTTACTATTGCATAGATACTTGCGCCAGGTCTAGCTAAATTAATCGGATCAACTCCTAACTGAGTTGATAACTTAGTAACATAATCCTCTACTTTTCCATATGTAAAACTGCCCTCTTCTCCTGACAGAAGAACAAACTTTGAACTTTTACTTGGTAAATGTTTAATATTGTCAGCATAACCATATGTAAAACTGCAGCCACACCCTATAATTTTATGCATGTATGTATTTATCAAAGTTAAATTATTGGAACCTAGAGTCAGATTTGAACTGACGGTTTTACGGATTTGCAATCCGTTGCATTGGACCACTCTGCCATCTAGGCGTTTAATGCTCTGGTGGAAGGTGAGGGATTCGAACCCTCGGGGCACCTTACGGCACCCCGCAGTTTAGCAAACTGCTGATTTAAGCCACTCATCCAACCTTCCTAATGTTGGCGGTCCCAGCGGGTAACGATCCCGCTCCTCATGCGTGACAGGCATGTATGCGTCCATGAACACTTTGAGACCAAAAAAGAGTAAGGACAAGGTTGCAGAGCCTAGTGTCCCATTGCTGGGAGAAGTGCTCAGGCGATATGCCCTTAAAAACTTGGTACTCGGTAGGGGAATCGAACCCCTCTTTGCGGCGTGAAAGGCCACCGTCCTAACCGATAGACGAACCGAGCATTATATTATTAGTTTTGCTGACGCACTATTTGCTATGTCTCAACGGAGTTGGTAGCTACATTACCGTTTATCGTCATAGTTACTTAGGGTTGACGTTTACCCAAGGGCTTACATCAGCAAAACTAATAACATACTATATGAAAAAGCATTAGGATGTTTAGAACCGTTCCAGAACTTCATCTGGTTTCTCACGGTACCGTCTACCGATAAGATTCTAACCACATTACATGCCAACTTATTCCAGCACCCTCGGGAGGCTTCTTGTACTACTGCGAGAGTCTGTGCGGCCACAGATTATTCTCTCTCAGGTACCTACTGGGGTTGGTAACCTAATGCGTTTACATATAGTACCCTGAACTTAACAGGGACTATATGACAATTAACTTTTTAAAGAACATTGTTGATTTCTCAACTCATTAAATGTATTATACATCTAATTGGATTTATTGTCAAATCTTTTTTCGTTGTTGTTGAAAAATTTCTTTGTCAATCAATCTATAACTAGAGTATAGCACCGAATGGATTTATTGTCAACAAAAAGGTATGTTGTATTTTTACAACATATAAATATTACAATGAGCAACATATCATCTTTAAACGCTGGATTGGGTATATCCGATCTAAAACACAAACATCAATTAACATCATTTGTAGAAACTGGATGCTATCAAGGAGATAGCCTCATGTTTGCAAAAGATAGTGGATTTGATAAACTTTACAGTTGTGACATTGATAACAACTGTGTCATCAAATGTCAGGAACTAATCCCTAATTCAAAAATTACCAATTTAGAAAGTATTTCTTTTTTTAAAGAAATTCTTCCGACATTAACTGAAAAAACTTTCTTTTGGCTTGATGCACATTTTCCAGCATTCTATGGATTACCAGAAAATGAAACCACTAAATTCCCATTGATTGAGGAATTAAAATTGATCAAATCGCTCAAACATAATTATCAAAATGATGTAATTATGTGTGATGATATCAGAATATTATTACCAGAAGGCAATCCTTACCATTTAGGACACATCTGGGACATGTTCAAAGTGAATCATACTATCAAAGAATTAACTGATGTATTAGAGGATACACACAACTTCTACACACTAACTAAATGTGCTAGTGAAGGTGTACTAGTGTTAGTACCTAAATAGTTTGGTCCGGCGTAGAGGAATCGAACCTCTATAATCACTTTAGAAGAATGATGTCCTATCCGTTGAACGAACGCCAGAAATTATTAGATTCAATCTTCCTTCAAACTTTTACTTTGAAAATGATATACGAAACTTTTTACTTTTGCAAATTTATACCCAAGATTGGGTAAAACATAGTCAATCAATAATACATCGTTTTGTTCATAAGGGAACTTTACACGATTAGGATAGCTGACAAAACTTTTTTTATCAAAGCAAATTGGCATGTACCAACCTTTGCTATTTTGAACTACATCTGGTTCTTGGCTACTATCAACAAATTGCTGAAACTTACTATAATCAAAAACATCAATTGATTGACCACAATCAAGTTTGATGTTTGATATTGTTTCTCCATTAGGTCTATGATTAGTACCTGGATTAGGTTCAATGACATAACCAGTTGTGATTGTTTCCATGTTGTTGTGTTTTAATAATGGATAATCCCAACCTCTACTGACAATCATATCATCATTCAATAATATGACCTTATCGTACTTTGCTTTGTATACACCGTAATTAAACGCATAGTAAACATCTGTTTCATCTACAATCTCTACCAACTCATAGGGTAGAGATTTGTTGATTTCTAAAAAATGTTTACAACGGTCAATATACTTGCTGGTGCTTAGATAAGGGATTACTATTGAATACATAAAATTGGCTCCCCAGGATGGGATCGAACCACCGACACGTTGATTAACAGTCAACTGCAACTACCGCTGTGCTACTGGGGAATAAATTTGGTGCCCTTTGTCGGATTCGAACTGACCACCTACTGCTTACAAAACAGTTGCTCTACCAAATGAGCTAAAAGGGCTTTCATTCTATTTACATGAATTATATCACAGGGAAACTTTTTTGTCAAGCCTCCCCGTGATATCTAGGATAACAAAATTCTACTATGCTTTGGAACACCTGCAAGCAAGTAATCCATTTGATCCGCAAGTATTGTGCGGTTCTGTAGAATCATGTTTTCGTAATGATTTGGTGCATATGGAACATACAACAATTCTAAGCCACATTCTTTTAACAGTTTGTGACCTTTCTTTGCGTTACAGTCCTTACATGCAGTAACCACGTTCATCCAAGTGTTTTCACCACCTCGGCTCTTAGGCAGAATGTGGTCACGACTTAGATTATTATAATTGGGGAAATGTCCACCGCAGTATGCACACACATAACGGTCACGACCGAATAGTGTACGGTTGCTTAGTGCAACATTGGCATGCTTATGTGGATTGAAACCATGACCTTTAATAGCAATAATGCTAGTAGTTTCTAGGTAACTCATTTCACCGTCGTTTTGAAGACCACCACGATACTTAGCTACAACTTCCCCTAATGCCCATGCAATTGCATTCTTTGCATGGTAGGTAATTGCGTCATCGTATGAGATCCACTGTCGGGGAACTCCTGAGATATCTAGTGCTAGAACAGCCATTTTCTACTCCTTTGTTGCTATTGTCACTATAACTATTTAACTAGTTTGGAGGGTCATAGAGGATTCGAACCTCTGACTGCTGGTTTCGAAGACCAGAACTCTTCCACTGAGTTAATGACCCTTAGTATATCATAAAAATGAATTTATGTCAACTGGTACCCCCACTGAGATTCGAACTCAGATATCTTTTAAGATGCTCCCTTTTGAGGAGAGTGACTTTACCAATTTGTCTATAAGGGTATTGGTTTGGTAGCACAAGCTGGACTCGAACCAGCAACACATGAATTTTCAATCCACTGCTCTACCATTGGAGCTATTGTGCCATAATAATTTGGGGAGTCACACGGGGAACGATCCCGTACTACCAGTTTCACAGACTAGGGTGCGAACCTCTACACTAGTGACTCCATAGAAAAGAACAGGATGCTTATTTTCAAATTACAAGTTTGATTTTTTTAATTGCTGAACGCATCCTAAAAACTGGTCTGGGTAGCAGGATTTGAACCTGCAGCCTCCGAGTTCCAAGCCCGGCCGTCTACCAAGTTGACAATATACCCAGTTAATTTTGGCGGAAGACAGAGGAGTCGAACCCCATCCCTGTTAAGAGAACCTAGTTTTCAAGGCTAGTCGGCGGACCATCCCACCTGCATTATCTTCCATTGTTTGGTGGACCGTAAGAGAATCGAACTCTTACCTAGGACGTGCAAAGCCCCCGTGCTCCCATTATCACTAACAGCCCATGAATAAGTTTCTGAGAGCCACACTATCCTCCTGGGAGGACTCACATGATTGTCTCGTATAGGTAAGTTTAACACCGGCTTCAATCATACTATAGTGTCAACACAGTAACCCCACTGTGTCTAGATTGGCAGGGACTCAAACCCATCGTCTATCTCAGAATTTTGGTAGCCATGGACAGTTTTGAAATGTCGACCTATCGCTTATCAAGCGATTGCTCTTCCTCTGAGCTACACGGCTAAATTGTTTGGTGGATGTAAGTAGATTTGAACTACTGACCTATTCCGTATGAAGGAATTGCACTACCGCTGTGCTATACATCCGTTATTGGTGCTGATGGCGGGATTTGAACCCACGACCTCTTTCTTACCAAGAAAGTACACTACCACTGTGTTACATCAGCATGTTGGTGCGACCGGAGAGATTCGAACTCCCGACTCCTAAGTTCGTAGCCTAGTACTCTATCCAACTGAGTTACGGTCGCATATATTGGTATCCTGCACGGGAATCGAACCCGTCTCTGCGACTTGAAAGGCCACTGTTCTTAACCGATAAACTAGCAGGATATAAATTTGGCAGAGGGTACTGGGTTCGAACCAGTGATAACAGAGTCAAAGTCTGTGGTGTTACCGCTACACTAACCCCCAACATATTTTTAATAGTCAAGTGCGTCCTTTAACCTTCACAGGGTCTGATTTTTTCCTCGCACTATGCTATTCTAAAACATGCTAACGACTTAATTTCTCAAGCCGGGTCTGTGTGTCAACATGTTTTAGAATAGCATCTTTCGATGCTATGTTAGGATCAATACCCTAACCAGTAGTCTTACTTTTCACGTTGTCGCCATGAATTTCATGTATACTGTCCGCCCGTTTACTACTGTTTATAGTGTGTAGTGAGACCTCGTTTCTCTTACCACTAATTGGAAACCCCTGAGACTTTTTAGTTTCCCAGGGGTTTCTTAGATTCTTTAATGAGACTGCTACTTAGCCATCCCATCCTTCTCTGAAACTCCCCGGTAGCCCCTCATCATTATATGATGTGCGAATACTTGGTGTATTAAACGCAAAGGCTGACATCACGGGCTGTGTTGGTGCTATTGACCATAAGCCTGTATGTTTTCTCAGCGATTGGCAGTTAATATTCTTCATAGTCTTTTATTTAGTCCTAGTTATCAAATTTCTTTTTTTAAGTCGCTTTTTTGCGCCTTTTCTCAATTCATGTATGCAGTATAGCAGCCTTCTGCTTATACGTCAACCTTCTTGTTACCCATTTACAACACATTGTTCCCAATGTGTTTTCTCAATTCATGTGTGAAGTATACACGGCATTTGAATTATTGTCAACATCTTTTAGCGTTTATTTATCACTTAACACTTTTGTTTGCAATAAATATTAGTATGAACTTCAACACCAAAAATTACCCCGTAGTCTTGTTAAGCTACGATGAGCCTAATTATACACAAAATTTTATTAAATTGCAAGCCCTATACCCAAATGCCCTGCATGTGCATGGGATTTTTGGTAGCGACACTGCACACAAGGAAGTTGCTAGGTTGGTTCTAGAAGAAGATCCTACTGCTACACATGTTATCATTGTAGACGGAGACAATGAGATACGTGATGATTTCATCAATGCTTCCTATAATTTTGTAGATGATGTAGACATAAACAATAATGTAGTTAGTTTCAGTGCTAGGAACAATGTCAACGGGAATCAATACGGTAACGGTGGCATCAAAGTATGGCCTATTCATATGTTACAATCAATGCGTACACATGAGAACAGCGATAATCCAAATAGCATAGACTTTAACATAACCAACTACTTAGAACTAAATCGTGTAGGGAGTGATACTGTCATTAATGAAAGCCCGTTACAAGCATGGAGAAGTGGCTTTCGTGAGGGCTATAAACTAACTCTATGGGCTGAGTACTGTACTATGAACTGGCGTAACTATGATAGACTATGGAGATGGATGCATGTAGGTAGTGATGTTACCAACGGTCTGTGGGCTATATATGGTGCTAGAATGGGATGTTTTCTTGCACTTAACGGGTATGACACCAGCAAATTGCGTGACAATAATCATACGACTGAAATGTTTAACGGGTTTTATGATACTTACAAAGACAACCTAGAGTCTGAGTGTAATAGGATAGGAAATCTTATACGAGTTAAAACAAATGACCAAAGACTAACAAATGTTTTGTCAATCTCAGATAGCCAAGAGTTTAGAACTAATATCAAACCCATAGTACGCAGTCCAGAAAAATTCATAAAATACAAATACTATCCGCCATATGATGTAGTGTTTATTAGTTTTAATGAACCAAATGCAGAAAAAAATTACAACTTACTTAGAGAAAAATGTCCAAAAGCAAAAAGAGTTGACGGGATTGTGGGGATACACAACGCTCACATTGAAGCAGCCAAGTTATGCGATACTGATTACTTCTGGGTAGTAGATGCAGATAGCATCATCATGGAGGATTTCATATTTGAATATGACATTGATTTCTACAGCATAGATACGGTGCGAGTTTGGCGTAGTAAAAACCCAGTCAATGGTTTGGTATACGGCAACGGTGGAGTGAAACTATTACCTAGAATGTCTACTCTAAGAATGTTAAAAAACAAACCTGACATGACTACTAGTATTAGCACACATTACGAACCTATATTTAAAATTAGCAATATTACTGAATTTAACATAGATCCTTTTAGTACATGGCGTAGTGCATTTCGTGAATGTGTAAAACTAAGTAGCAAGATAATTGATAGACAAAATGATAACGAGACACAAGTTAGGTTAGATACTTGGTGTACATTAAATGACAATGCTAGATACGGCTATTACTGCTACTCGGGTGCATTAGCCGGTAAAGAATACGGATTAAAAAATAAAGGTGACATAGAAGCACTTAGCAAAATAAATGATTATGTATGGCTAAGAGAGCAATATGACAAATTTCACTGAGATACCTTTTGACAATATAGTTAAGTTTGGTCAGCAAACAATGATGGACGAGGGTATATTCAGCATAAGCTGGATACTCGGCAGATTTTGTAATTACAAATGTAGCTATTGTTGGCCCTATGCTAATACACAAACGCCTGATCACCAAGAACTTGAAGTCTATATTAGAACTATGGACAATATTAGAATGCAGGCAAGTAACAATGGCTACACAAAGTTTCATTGGAGTTTCAGCGGTGGCGAACCCACAGCATATAAACATTTCTTAGTGTTAGCAGAAAAGGTACTATACGATAGTATCCACATGACTACTAACTTAAGCCCAGGCATTCAATGGTGGGAACGATGGCTAAAGGCTACTGAACTTAGTAGACGCCGTAGCATTACTGCTAGCTTTCACCATGAGTTTGCAAATGAAAAAGAGTTTGGTGACAAGATATTATTCTTAAACAAAAACAATGTATTTGTTACAGTGAATCAAGTTATGATTCCGGAACAGTTTCAACAACTCTATGATAGATGTAAACGTTTGGCTGATCGGGGAATTAAT